AACTCGACGACTGATAATGTGAATATGCTGAGACTCGAGAGTCCAGGTGTCAATAAGCATACTGGTATGCTTATATATACGAATGATGGTGAAGGTGGCTTCATCAGGGGTTTCAGTGATACGGATAACGCAACGACTGGACTCGTCATGGGTGTCGCCAACAATACGATTTTAACCAACTGTATTCATGTGATCCAGACGAGTAATGTGGGTATTGGAACAGCTGCCCCAGATACAAAGTTTCATGTGTATAACGGCACAACCCGTATTGAACACCCATCCAGTAATGCGATGATAGAATTCAAAACGATTGGTGGTACATCGAACATTCTTTCAGATACAACGGGGAATGTGTACATAAATCCATTAAATACTCACATTGTACTAAATAGTAACACAATTGTAGATGGTGCTTTACAAATCACTGGTGCCATCGACCTTGGTGATACAGTTGCGATCAATTTGGGTGGTGAAAGTGCGAACACAGCTCTTCATGTTAATGGTGGTGTAATTACAAATTCCGACCAGGTGGCATGTAAAAAATATTCAAATACATTCACACGTACAGCGGGACAAGCAAATGACATTCAACTTGAGTTTGGTGACAGTGCATTCTACGCAAAGGTTATAGCGGTGGCACGAGAAATTGGTACTTCTAATGTTTCTAACATGAGTACGATGATACTCGAGTTACAAGGTGGAACTCATGATGGAACTACTTCTAGTGTTGATATAGCCATCGGTACTAAAAACATATTCGGTGGTACAAATATTTTCCCATGGAGTTCAACAGTTACAACTGGCAAAAAGGGTGTTCTATTCAAACCATATTTGCCATCCTCCTCTATCATTTATTCATTCGATCTATCCGTCGAACTCACAACATCCAGAAATGGTAAATTAGTGGCAATATACGCAAGCAATCTTCCTAATGACCCAGACTCCTTCGCAGGTGCAAAAACGGTTGAGTTTGATTACTAAATGTACTACGAGGGAAGACCCCGCGGTAGATTCAATATACATTTACGCCCTGATGGTATCAGAGACGGCGAGTACAACAACGCCAGCAATGAAAGCCATGATGACGTAATTTAATTCAGTTTCTTCACGACCAACCTGGGGCTTGGGAGCCTCCTCGGTCTTGGATTTCACGACAGGCTTCTGCTGTCGGACGGGAGGTTCCAATTCCTCCAGCGGACAATACGCTATCATTTATATATATTTAGAGATTAATTTCTGTCTTCTTCTTTCGCCTGGTACGCTTAGGTTTAGTGGAACTGCTGACGTTGACCTCCTTCACCTCGCCTCCAGTAGAATCACCGGAAATAGATAAGATGTCGGACATGTCGTCATCATCATCAGGTGGGGGAACCATAGTGGTATTCATTGGGGGTGGGGGTGGCATCATGATGCCACCCATGAGGCTTGAAATGTCTACACCCGGTCCTTGCATCTCATATTGCCCATTTGTACCACCAATAGGTGCTTCCGTTGCGGGACCACCTGGGGATCTGGTCGTATTTTGAACCGCCGCCATCATATTCTTCACCAGGTCTGGGTTCTGTTTCATGACATCATTCATATTGGGCATCACCGATTTGAACATAGAATTGGTAAGATGGAACATCATAGCCGAACCACCCAACATCATAATCAGCTTCACCTCGGGGGCGACATTGACCTTAGATCGGTACTTCACATACAGCTCCTCAAATACACCATCATAGTCATCAACATTCTCCATAACACTCTCAGACCAACCCTCGAGCTGAATCTCAAATGGGTTATACCTCTTATTCAGAAACTCTAGGCCAGTCACACACGCTACGAGCATTCGTCGAGAGAAACGGACCGATTGTTCCACATCGATGCTGTACGTGATCCGCTTCACTTCGGATCTCAACTCGTCAACATTGGAGTAAGCATTAAGTCTTTTATTGACAGCAAATCCCTTCTTTTCCAGACGAGCCAATTTATTCAAGAGGTCAGACTTCTCTTCATCAATAGAACTATATCCCTTAGAAGGAGTCTCTTCCTGAAAACTACCACCCATGGGTTCATCATCATTATTGTAAAACATGGGTTCATCCTCACCATAGTCAATCTCTTCCTCTTGAGAAGGCTGTTGAGGAGCCGACTGTTTTGTGGGGTTTACAAATGCATCCATCGCCTCTTGGTGTTGCTGTGGTGGTGCCTGACGCATCGGCTGACTGGGTCGTGGAACTGGTTTTGGTCGAGGAGCAGAAATTTGAATCTCATCCATGAGTGCCTGTTCATCAGCGTCTAATTTCATCACCGTCGTGTTTCCTCTGTCGAGTACGATTTCTTCGTCCATCTACTCTCTATATGGAAACTAAAAAAATACCTTTAACGCACTTTATAAAAAATATATGTACATAGTAAATGTTCAACCTCAACAAAGCAAACCGAAATGCGCTCACTTCGATCGGTGTTTTGTTCGTCGTCATTGTCGCCCTCATGTCGTTCCGTGATATCAGTATGTATCAACCCAGGCCAATTAAAGTGACTCCCATAAGTCAGGGTTCCATCTTCGACCTGGAGAATAAGATCGAGTGTACCCCTGGACGCAAAGATGGCAGTGCTTATACCAAGTCCCTGACTCCAGGTGGTTTGTGTGGTGCTCAAGAGCTCATTTCGGATCTCGCGAGTTATGAGATTTCAGAGGGAATCGGTGGATCTTTAATCTAAGCTAAATATAAATGGCTCTCATCACTTCCCCAACTGAGACTATTCCAGATCTCAACTATGAGTATCACACTCTAACGATTGACACCATCGACCAAAGTAGTGCCAACACTTTCACATGCTTTCTTCAGCAGCCCATAAAAAATGTCGTACAAGCTCGTCTCGTTGCGGCTCGTATTCATTCCACTGCTGCCACCGAACATTGCTACATGTCTATCGAAGAGTTGGACACCATTTTCAACGATAGGGCGTCGAATGAATATGAGGGACAAGCATCTAAGAGTATGATTCGCGGTTCTTTCGCGAGTGTTATTTCGGATGGAACTGTAACCACAGTTTTCAAAGATGAGTATCCAATCGTAACCCAATATATCAACCCCATTCGTCGCATCGATCGTCTGACTGTGACAATCCGAGATCAAGATGGTAATGGTATTGTTCCATCAACTCCCGCGAAAGATAATTTCCTCGTTCTTCGTTTCGTGTGTAGAAAACCAAATTTGTAATTTTCTCCCGTTAAAGTAGTATACCATGTCTGCTGGCATTGTTCAATTGATTGCTATCGGTGCCCAGGATGAATATATCATGGGTAATCCCGAAATATCATTCTTTAGTTCAACATTCAAAAGACATGCTAATTTTTCACAGTCCATCGAAAAACAAACCATCCATGGACCTGTGAAAAACAATTCAATGAGTAGCATTCAGTTTGAACGTTCGGGAGACCTTCTCGGTTATGTCTATTTCACACTCGATGACACTGCTCAGGCGCTCGATGTTCAGAGGTGGGACACGATCATAGATAAGGTTGAGTTATACATCGGTGGGTCTCTCGTGGACTCCCAAGATGCCATTTTCACAGAAAAGATTGCCATCGATACGTTTGCCCAAAATGTTTCTAAGAGTTCGAATGGTACTCATCCGGGTGTGAGTGCGCGCTCCTATTTTTACCCCCTCCGTTTCTTTTTCTGTGAGGGGCCACAATGTGCGCTCCCACTCGTAGCCCTAAACTATCACAATGTGGAAATCAGGATTCATTGGGCCACTGCAGCCTCGAATTACAATGTTGAGTGTTTCGCAAATTACTATTACCTAGACAATGAGGAACGTGGAAACATTGCTTCACGAACTCATAATCTTTTAATAACACAAGTTCAAAAGAATATCGCATCGGGTACAGTCATTCAAGACCTGACGTTCAATCATCCTGTCAAATATCTGGCATCATCCGATACGACCACTGATGGTGCTCTCACATCTCCATCGAATAAGGTTAAATTGAACATCAACGGCCTCGATGTGAGTAATTACAGGTGGGGAAAGCCTCACTTTATAGATGTCATGAACTACTATCATACAAACTTCGTGACTTCCCCAGATTTTTTCCTCTATTGTTTCTGTCTTTCCACGAGTTCTCTCCAACCCACAGGCACTCTCAACTTTAGTCGTTTAGACTCGGCTAAAATCATGAGTGAGAGTATGCCTATTAACGATCCAATTTATGCGGTGAATTACAATATACTCCGCATTGAGAATGGTATGGCGGGACTTCTCTACGCAAATTAAAATACGATGTTATATTAAATGGTCAAGAATTTACCGACGGTGGAACGTTCCACAAAAATTAGGTTCGGCCGGAATGTCCCAGACTCTGATGTTCAGGCTGAAAATACAATCATTTTTAACGCCAGTAACACACTGGTGACAACTCCAAACAGTGGAAGTATTTATATGTCACCCGTACGTTTCAGGTCGGATTTCAGCGATACCAACATTGTTCTAATGATGTACAATCGAGAAACGGGTGAGTTGTCTGAATCGGGTGAAAGTGCTTCAAATCTTGTCGGTGGTACAACTCTACAAGCCACAACCCTACGTGGTAACGCAACATCTGAGGTTGTGCAGTTTACAAACAGTCTTACAGGTTTTGTGACAGCTGCAAATGTTGGTGTCGCAAATACAAATCCACTTCATACACTCAGCGTTGGATCAAACCTCTATGTCGACGACACAGGATCCAACGTTCTCGTGGTGTCTGGTGGTGTCTCAATCGATGGAAATCTCGATGTGAATGGTGGTATAACCACAATCACGAGTAATAACCTCATCATCGAAGATGCTATTATTGAATTGGGTAAAAACAATACTTCTGGAGATACAACTCTCGATTTAGGACTCATCATGGGTCGACCAGGTTCGAATGTCACTGTAGGATTTAGAGAAGAAACGGATGAAATTATATTGGCATTCACCGAAAGTAGCGCTTACAGTAATGCGATAGTACCCCTAACATCTGAAGATATAAATGTGCATGTCTATGGTCGCCTCTACACTGAATCTAATGTTGGTGTTTTAAACACGAATCCAATGCACACCCTCGATGTCGGATCAAATTTATATGTGGATGAATTTGGTTCAAATATTCTCGTAGTCACTGGAAACACGAGCGTTAGTGGTGATCTTACGGTGGATACTGACACTCTATTTGTAGATTCGTCTGAGAATAAAGTTGGCATCAAGACCGTGACTCCATCCGCAGAACTTCACGTTGTCGGCAATGTCTACGTCTCTTCGAATTTGAGTGTGGATGAGGACACCTTCCATATTGACGTGGTGAACGACTCAATTGGAGTCGGGACTGTGAACCCTAAAGCCAACCTTCACGTCATTGGTAATGTGTACGTGACTTCGAACCTGACTGTGGATGAGGACACCTTCCATGTGGACGTGGTGAACGACTCAATTGGAGTTGGAACGGTGAACCCTAAAGCCAACCTTCACGTTGTCGGCAATGTCTACGTCTCTTCAAACCTGACCGTGGATGAGGACACTCTCCATGTTGATGCTGGGGGCAAGTCCATAGGACTTGGAACGGTGAACCCTAAAGCCAACCTTCACGTCATTGGTAATGTGTATGTTTCTTCGAACCTGACTGTGGATGAGGACACCTTCCATGTTGATGCTGGGGGCAAGTCCATAGGACTTGGAACGATGAACCCAACCTCAAACCTCCACGTCGTGGGGAATGCTTACGTGTCCTCAAATACAACCTCAGATGGCACCCTAACCCTAAATCACCCGACGACCGCTTTGGTGACCGATCTCACGTCGAATGTTGACATAAAAGTCGACCAACTCTATAATGTAAACTTAGACACACCACTTGCTGACCAATTACTCGTGTATGACGGGACAGATTGGGTGAATGAATACCCTATACACACGTATATCAAGATTCGAAACGATCTCAACGGGGTAAACATCAACGCGGGTGATGCCGTCTATGTTAAGGGGACC